CGAAGATACGCCCGAACAAGTTAAGAACCGTATGGAGCGTAACCGCGCACGGTATAAGTTGTTAAAGGAAGGCAAGGTCAAGAAGGGTGATGGTAAAGATGTTGCCCATGTGAAAGCCGCAGACAAGGGCGGCACGATCAAAGACGGTTTGAAGGTGCAATCTAAATCTTCCAATCGTTCTTTCAAACGCGATAGTAAGGGAAACCTCGTATCAGAAATCAGTGCAAAAGAACGTAAACGGTCGTAAAATACAATCGCAGTTGCTGGTGCCTGCAAGTAAGGTGTGAGTGTTGCAGGCAAGGTTTTTTATTACCTAAATAACCACACCAGTCTGTGCGTCTTGGTTTACTCCTAAGATGTGAACAGACCGATTGGCTACCGTAAGTAGCCCTCCTCCTGATTGTGAAAACTTCACATTCGGGATGTTAGTCATTTGGAGAGTGCAATGAAAAAGAATGAATTTGAAGCCTTGTTAAAGATACAAGATAGGTATTTGCTAATGTGCACGGTGCACAGAGGTACGCATGACGTGAAAGAACAACTATATGCCGCTGATGTTATCAATAGGCGGCATGACGTGGTGATGGGTGGCCCACCTGCAAAAACTCCAGCCGCCGCAGTTAAGCGTTCGATAGCAAAATATTTCAAACAAGATGCAAATAATTGATAACAAAGCCTTGCTCGTCAAGGTGCGAGAGCCTAACCGTATCATCACGGTTATCCCAAAAGCCAAACAAGTGGGTGAGCATGAAGTATTGGTCAAGTGGGGGTTGGAAGAAGCGCAAGTTCTTAGGAACTTAAAGCTGAAAAATATTCCTTCACCCATCGACGCACACTACGATTGGCCCGGACTCCATAGACCGTTTGCACATCAGCGCACAACCGCATCCTTCTTGACGATGCATCGCCGTGCATTCTGTTTCAACGAGCAGGGCACTGGCAAAACATCAAGCGTCATTTGGGCATCCGACTACTTGATGAACATCGGGCTAATCAAACGTGTGCTGGTGCTATGCCCTCTGTCAATCATGTCGTCTGCGTGGGAGGCTGACCTATTTAAATTTGCTATGCATCGTACATGCGCAATAGCGCACAGCTACTCTAAAGAGAAGCGCATAGCCGCAGTCAACTCAGATGCTGAGTATGTGATCTGTAACTTTGATGGGTTGGAGATCATCAAGGATGCTGTCAAGAACGGTGGGTTTGACTTGATTGTTATTGACGAAGCCAACGCATACAAAACAGTTTCTACAAAACGCTGGAAGACTCTCAGCTCCGCCATCGCTCCTGAGATGTGGATATGGATGATGACTGGCACTCCTGCATCGCAGTCACCGACCGATGCATATGGCCTAGCCAAGATCATCAACCCTAGCGGTGTGCCTAAATTCTATGGGGCGTTCCGAGATCAAGTCATGCACAAGATCACGCAGTTCAAATGGGTGCCAAAGAAATCCTCAGAGAAAACGGTGCACGAAGCGTTGCAACCCGCTATACGTTTTACGAAGGAAGAGTGTCTTGACTTGCCCGACATGACGTACACCACACGAGAAGTACCGTTGTCTGCACAACAGCAGAAGTTCTACGACACGTTGAAGAAGAACATGATGGCTGTGGCGGCTGGTGAAGAGATCACTACGGTGAACGCCGCCGCTAATCTAAACAAGTTACTTCAGCTTTCTTGCGGCGCGGTCTACTCGGATACTGGTGAGACAATTTCGTTCGATGCCAAGTCCCGCATGACTGCACTGCTAGAAGTAATTGAAGAGGCAAGCCATAAGGTGATTGTGTTTGCACCCTTCCGACATGCAATTGAGATCATTGCCGAAGAACTAAAGGCAAACAACATCTCATGCGAAATAATCAATGGTGGTGTGCCTGTCAACAAGCGCACAGAAATATTTGCTAAGTTTCAAACAGAAACAAATCCACAGGTGTTGGTGATACAACCACAAGCGGCCGCTCATGGAGTGACGTTGCATGCGGCTAACGTAGTCGTGTGGTGGGGGCCAATCACTTCAACAGAAACATACCTACAAGCCAACGCACGTGTGCATCGTGCAGGCCAACGCAATCCTTGTACGGTTGTGCACATTCAAGGCAGTCCGGTAGAGAAAAGAATCTACGCGATGCTGTCCGACAAAGTGGACATCCATACTAGGCTAATCGACCTCTATAAAAATATTGTTGAAGATACCACTTGACAATGTAAAGTAGAGGCCTTATATTAAAACCATCCGACAAAAGGAGAGTGCAAATGACAGAATTAAAAGCCGATCAATTGGCTAGGGTCTACGTGAAGATACGTGACAAGCGACGTGAGTTAGAAAAGCAAGCTGCTGAGTTGAAAGAGCAACAAGACATCATTGGTCTTGAGCTACTGGAGATTTGCAAAGAGCAGGGCGCACAAACAATACGTACCCAATTCGGTACCGTGTCTAAGCGAGTAACCAAGAACTACTGGACTAGTGATTGGGACTCGTTCTATAAATTCATCAAGGAGCACGATGCTTTTTCGCTGATGTTTCAACGCATCAATTCGGCGAACATGGCTCAGTTTCTTGAGGAGTATCCCGATCTACTTCCGCCGGGTCTAAATGCGGACGTCAATCAAACTGTAGTTATCACAAAACGTTAAGGAGAAAACAATGAGTAACGAACTTGCTATGCTGGACTCAGGTCTGCCCTCTTACCTTAAAGAGATTGAACTCGATGACATTACCAAATCGCTTATGGGCGGTGGCGGTGGTGGCGTTAAGCGCATCTCAATCAAAGGTGGCGTGTGGCGCATGATGATTAATGGCAAAGAGATTGCCAAAAATGAAGAGCGTTCAATGAACGTTATCGTGGTTAACGCCGCGCCCAAAACATCCCGCACGTTCTACGCAGGTGCATACAAGGAAGGTGAGATATCCGCTCCTGATTGTTGGTCTGCTGAAGGTGACGTGCCCGATGCTAAGGCGCACAATCCACAAGCCAAGCGTTGCGTAGACTGCGCACAAAATGCTAAAGGCTCAGGTCAAGGCGATTCTAAAGCATGCCGCTACAGCCAGCGTCTTGCAGTCGTGTTGGCTAACGACATCAAGGGAGACATTTTCCAGTTGACGTTGCCCGGTCAATCTATCTTTGGAGAAGGCGCTCCGGGTAAATGGCCTCTTCAAACGTACGCAAAGATGTTAGGCAGTAAGGGTATTCCAATCTCTACTGTTGTTACTGAGATGCGCTTTGACACAGATAGCGCTACACCCAAGCTGACGTTCAAGCCTATCAAGGTTCTTGATCGTGAAGATGCACTAGCCGCTATTGAGCAAGGCAAGTCTGACACTGCGGTCAAAGCAATCACAATGACTGTGGCTGAACTTGATGGCGCTAAGGCACCTGCTAAGTTACCTGCACTTGAAGTTGATCCATTAGCCGACATGCGTGGTGACGATACTCCAGCACCTAAAGCGGAAGAGCCTACCAAGCGTGTCAAGAAAGAAGAGCAAGCCACTGAGAAGAAGGACTTGTCTAAGATTCTTGAAGAGTGGGATGACTAATGGCTAAAGGTTACTCTACCCTGACAGTACAGGAAATTGATGACGCCAACCCAAACTTGCTCGGTGTTAAATTGGGCAAGATTTGTATCAAACGAGATGTACCAGTCTCGGACGTTGCTGAGTTCTTCGGTGTAAGTCGAGTAACTGTTTACGCATGGTTCCGTGGCAAGACAGTAGTGTCTGGAAAGCATGCAGACAAGATGCAAAAACTGATAACAAAGTTGGCGTAGAGGTTTGGGTGGGCTAGGTTGATCCCCGAAAAGGCGGGTGCCGTCACCGCCCTGCCCAATTCCCTTCATGACGGCAAATTTAAGGACGGCTAATGATAACGAGGAACGGCTTCCTCGCAATGGTATTACCACCCCTAAAAGATGGTGAGCACTATTGCAGTTGGGGCAACAAGAAAGAGAATGACAAGGATCGGGTGCGGCAACAGTTTGCAACCACGATCGAGGAATTGAGTGCACAGTCAGACGGCCTGCAAGCCGATGGCTTCAACGCCTTTTATGGCATGGCTAAATTTGGCCCCAAGGAAAATGGTCGCTTCGCAGTAAACGCTATTTCCCTCAAATCGTTTTTCATTGACCTCGACTGTGGCGAGGGCAAACCGTATCCAACACTCAACGATGGCCTCGTTGCGTTGAAAGTATTTTGCAAGGCTACGAATCTACCGCGCCCCACTATCTTGCGATCAGGGCGTGGGGCACACGTGTACTGGATTCTTGAAGAGCAGATGCTTAAGGCAGAATGGAAACCACACGCAGAGCAATTGAAGTCATTGTGCACAGAGCACAAGTTTGATATTGACTACGCTGTGCCAGCAGATGCGGCACGTGTACTGCGCGTTCTTGAGTCTAACCATCTTAAAGATCCATTCAACCCAATCCCTGTAGAGGTGCTCTACCTTGCGCCCTTAGTGCCCAACAGCAAGATGAAAGAGTTGCTGGAGCCTACGCAAGACATCTTGTCTATGTTGGACAAGTCTGAATTTAAACGTCAACTTGATCCAGTCACATTAGCGCTCATGGGCGCAAGTGAATCCAAGTTCAAAACTATTTTGCTCAAGTCTGTGCAGGGTGAAGGCTGTGCTCAGATTGCTCACATCTACGACAACCAAGACACAGTTGACGAGCCATTGTGGAGAGCAGGGCTGTCGATTGCGCATCAGTGTTCTGACCGTGACAAAGCAATCCACGTTATTTCTAAGAAGCATCCTGACTACAACGCAAACACTACGGAAAAGAAAGCCAACGAGACCAAAGGCCCGTATACGTGCGAGACATTCAAGAAGCTAAATCCCAAGGGTTGCGAAGGCTGTAAGCACAGATTCACATCACCAATTCAGTTGGGTCGGGAAATTGTTGAGGCAGAAGGTGACGACAACATCGTTACCGATCTTGAGCCTGAGACAAAGGAAGCCAAGACATACGTCATTCCTAAGTTTCCGTTTCCGTTTTTCCGTGGCAAGTCAGGTGGCATATTTGTGCACACCAAAAACAAAGATGGGGAAGACATCGACGACATCGTGTACCCATACGACTTTTACGTGGTCAAGCGTATGCAAGACCCTGACTTGGGTGAGACGCTGCTGTTACGACTGCACTTACCAAAAGATGGTGTCAGAGACTTCATCATGCCTCTGGCCAACGTGCTGTCTAAAGAGAAATTTGTTGGGACGATTGCCCAACACGGCATCACCACACTTGGAAAGAAGCAGGACACACTTATGCAATACGTAGCAAAATGGGTAGAGGATTTACAAATGACAGGTAAAGCAGAAAAATCACACAAACAATTTGGTTGGCTTGAGGACGACTCAGCAATCATTGTGGGTGACCGTGAGATCAGGGCAACAGAAATTGTTTACAGCCCACCATCATCAGCCACATTACCAAACATACCGTTGTTCCAATGTAAGGGTGACTTCCAAACATGGAAGGACACAATCAATGTCTATGGTCGAGAAGGTATGGAGCCACGTGCATTTGCTTTCTTCATGGGCTTTGGCACGATGCTGATGAAGTTCACGGCGCTTGATGGCTTCTTACTCAACTTGGTAAGCCGTGAGTCTGGCTCGGGCAAGACCACAATCTTGCAGACCATCAACTCAATCTATGGTCGCCCTAAGGAACTTTTGCTTGCTCCAAAGGATACATACAACAGCCGTATGCAACGTCTTGGTGTCATGCAGAACTTTGCCGTGACTATGGACGAGATCACGAACATGCCACCCGAACAAATGTCACAACAAGTTTATGACGTAACGTCCGGTCGTGGTAAGAACCGACTCAAGCAACACGACAACGCAGAACGTCTTAACCACACCAAGTTTCAGACTGGACTGATCACATCATCCAACCGGTACGTGACTGACGCATTGCTATCTATAAAAGGTTTTCCCGATGGAGAACTCAAGCGTATCTTAGAGATCAACATTAAACCTGATCCGCATGATGACGCAACATGGGCACGGCAACACTTCGGTAAGCTGTTAAATAACTACGGTCATGCTATCGAGCCGTTTGCTCAAGCACTCGTAGCGCAACTGCCTATGGTGCAAGCCAAGCTGGCTGAAGTTCAACTGCGTGTAGAAAGTGCTGGCGGTATTCGTAATGCAGAACGCTACTGGGCTTTGATTGCATCGTTGGGATTAGCAGGTGGGTCAATTGCTAAACAGTTAGGCTTGCACGACATCCCAATCCGACCAGTGTTTGACTACGCCATTGATCTTATTAAAGAGACACGTGGGCGTACGCACGAGTACATGTTTGACAATGAAGAATTCTTGGGTGGGTTCTTGCAACGCCACTTCCACGAGATTCTTGTTATCAACGGCGACAAAGACAATCGCACTGGTCTTGAACACGGCCCGATCCGTGAGCCTCGCGGTGCGCTGACTGCTCGGTATGAGCCTGACACCAAGATGCTGTATATCGTAGTGCGCACATTCCGTGACGACTGCGCAAAGGTCATGGCCAACTTTGAAGAAGTGATTGGCCCATATCGTAAGAACAAAGCGTTGTTGGATATTAAGAAGAAACGTATGACTGCTGGCACGGTTGCCAACACGCAAGCCCCTGTTAACGCACTGTGCTTTGACACAACGAAACTGGACTTCTTTAAAGAATCTGTACTACTGGACGCAAATGGAATTGATGGGATTGCCTCTGCTGATTGAGTGGGATAAGTTCCACGTGGGCACATCCATGTTTGTGCCTTGCATTGACCGTAGAGCGGTTGAGAAATTTATTACGCTTGAGGCTTGTCGAATGCGATTGAACGTTGTCTGTAAACAAGTTGTTGAGAATGGGGTGTATGGGTTGCGAGTTTGGCGAGTTGATGCTATAGTTCACCCGCACTCTTCTCTTTCTCCTTCTGAGAAGTTAAGCCCCACCTAAGACGTGGGGTTTTTTTTATTCTTCGTCGTCAAAGAACCTATCCTCAATCTCAGCACGTAGTTTCTTATTGAAGCGTACGCCGTTGATCATTTCTTTCTCAGCAGCCTTACGTGCACGGATAGATTTTTCAATTGTGTCAGGTGTAATCTTGTACTTAGTGTGGGCTTCGTTAAACGCTTGGATTTTCTCGCGTGTTTCAGACATCAAGTCAGAGTCGCCAGCAGTGTGCCCCATGTCGTACGTCTGTAGAAGTTTTGTGCGTCTTGCCAGCACCTCGCGCTCATAGCCTTTGGCGGCTTGCACACGTTCGTACTGGCTGGACAAATCAGCAGGGGTAAAACCAATCCCTTGCATTAACGAGTTGTATGCACTGATGTCTTCCATCACTGGATCACCCTTAAGGGTTGTGGCACCCTCAGTAAAATATCGAAAGCCTTTTGAGATATTACGCATGAAGCTAGGAGCTACCGTCTCGATAGCGCGTACGGTATGGCCGTCTTGCATCATCTTAAAAGCATTACCGGTATTGACTGCAATCGTACCTGCGGGGCCAAACGCTTGCTGCATGGCAGACAAAACATAGCCGTGCTCTGCAACACCACGTGGGTCGTCCCGAAACAACAAGTCGGTAGCAATACCTGCACGGTTAGCAATTTCTAAGTTTGTAGCATAGTTGAATGCGCCCTTGTAGAAGAACTCACCAAAGATATCACGTAAGAACTCATCAAAATCAAACGGCTCGTCGTCATCACCGAACAGCGAGTTAATCATCTGCGCAAGCACGGAAACTGCGCCGTAGAACGGCATACCTTTGATACCAGTAAACACGGTAGCCATACCGTAGGTGGCAAGCAACTGACGCTGTGCTGCTTTACGGATTTTTGGAGTCTCGCCCTTGAACGATTGATGGAAGGCACGTGCCATCACATATGCGCTGTTCCACACAAATGATTTGAACGTAAAGAACAGACGACCCATAGGAGTCTGCATCCACTTTGGCCCGGTAGCAGCCAAGCCAGACGTGTGAACGTTTTTCACTGTGTCGAGTGCGTAGCGAACTGCCTTCTCTTCGTTCATGCCACTTTTACGTGCAAGGTCGTAAGCGGCAATAGCGGTCACGCCACGGTTGTACTTTTCAGTTGCAGCGAATGGGATTGACAGTCCATCGAGGATACGCGCCTTGACACCAAGATAATCACTAGTCTTTTGACGACGACCTTCTAGCACCTCACGAGCCATCGTATGCTCTAGCTGCGCGTGGTCCATCAACGTGTTGTACAAGTTCTTATAGCGAGCGTTCTTGCTCCAGTCGTTCATCGCTGTTTTGCCAGCAGCAGTCATGGCGGCAGTTGCGTCTG